AACACAAGGCGTATGGCTAATACTTGAATGTCTAAAGCTTTGTGCGTCAACAAACTTGCCGATTAACAAAAGTTTATCAATCACATTTTGACTAGGGGTGTATATTTTCATGGGTTTAGTTTCCTTTCATTGTGACGATCCAGTCGCCCGATTCTTTATCTGTAATTATAAGCAAGCCATTTTCTAAAAGCATGGGCTTAATAAGGCTTTTAAGTGAGCAAACGTCCCCTTTCCAGCGTCCTGTATCTTTTACCCTTGAGATAATATCAGTGGCGTGACTTATAGCTACGCTTTTATTTGTTTTGGGACGTATTCTTTTTGCGTCTCTGTTCATGATTTTAAATCCTTTTTTAGTTAGAATAATAATTCTGAAAAAGTGTATAACCGTTCTTGTTTACATTCCCGATTAAAACAAGCAATTCCGAAAGCTTTGTCATTTTTTACAAGTGCATTAAATGAATGCTTAGGGATATTAGCAAGATTGTTTCTTGCCTCTGTTTTTAAAGCTTCCTTTGCTTCTTTTAGAGTTCTAAAAACTTGATGCGGAACTGAATAAATCCGATCATATTGTGTAAAAATAAGGTAGTTCATGGTGTTAGTTTCCTTTATGGTTATGGTGTAACAATGGGGGCTTACCATACTTTTTTGGCGACTTGTAAATCGTAGCCAAAGTTGTATTCGGCAAGTTGACGGTTTGTTAATTGTGTTACTTTCTCGCCTTTATAGCTCCCTTCAGGATAATAATGGGGGTCACGTTCACGACCGTAGTAGCTATCGGCTCCACCACGATCAAAGGGTGAGCCGTGTTCTTGGTTAATGTAGCAATTAAATTGCGTCATGGGTTTTAAATCCTCGTCTTACAAGCTCGGCTTTGAGTTTACTAAATACGCAAGTGATAATTCCATTAGGGTCGGACTTGCCTTCTAGTGTGTCAATCGCTTCCATAAGTTGCGATAGTATAACATCGGTGGAATAGCCTTTACCGTCGTTTCTATAATCTTTATGGTTGTTTTGAATAAATTGCTTAATGGTCATAATCTTTAATCCTTTTCTTTAATGTAAACGGTGGGGGCAAAGCCCCCGATGGGGGGCTAGGCTTCTTTGATTTTAAACCGTAACAACGGTTTAAGATTTGGAAAATTAAGCCACATATAAACGCAAGTGTATAAATTACATTTTTTATTTGATGTCATAAAGTGGCGACCTAAAAAGTAAACATTTGTATTGCGTTTCATTATCATAACTCCTTCTTTAATGTAAACGGTGGGGGGCGTTGAAGCCCCTAGCGTGTAATTATTTATAAAACCTCACGTTTTAAATTAAGACCAAGCTTGCCGTTTAAATCGTAAACAAGGGCGAAACTCATATCCATACCACACCCACGAATACGCAAGCCTTTGTTTGTTTTAGATAAGCCCAAAACATTGGCTATAGAATGAGTGACCTCTACCATGTTGTTTATACCGTTGCTTGTAAATACACGCATTGCTCTACTCATTCCGCTGGTTGAAACACTCGTAACCATTACAAATAGTGTTTTGCCCTCTAGTTCTTGCTTAATGGCATTCTCGAAATCATTTAAAACTTTCATAATCTTTAATCCTTTTTTTAATCGTAAACCTAAGGCGTCTCGTTTGATTAACCTTATGTAACTATTATAACACCTTGATGTAAACTTGTCAATCATTGTAATAAACCTTTACATTAAATGGAGGAGAGGGGGGAGTTGACAAAAGTATAGCAGTAAGGCATAATGGCGATGAAGGAGCATTTTCGATGCCTCAAGAGAGATTACATCCTACAGCCCACTATCCAAGCGAGGAAACGCACGAGATCCTTGAAGGCATGGCTATGAATGGAGCCACGCATAAACAAATGGCGGAAGCACTAGGGATATGTGACAAAACGCTAGTTAAGCACTATGGCGACTTCCTTAAATCGGTTAAGCCGTTGTTTGATGCAAGGGTGGCTAGACAGTTAAAACGGCATATATTCCACGAAGACCCTAAAATCGCATTGGATGCGACTAAGTTCTACGCTAATAGCAAAATGGGCTATAAGCAATCAACCGATAACAATCACACAATGGAAGGCTTGCCAAGCTTTACTGTTAACTTCTCAAGTGAAAAGCCTAGTGATGGCTAACGTGCCTTTGACGTTCCCACACTGGAGTCAAAACCTCTTTAGACCTAAGCGGTACAAAGTGGCTTATGGTGGAAGGGGAAGCGGTAAGTCGTACACCTTCACAGATGCGTTGATACTGCGTGCATTGACGCAACGCTTGCGTGTGCTATGTGCTAGGGAGTTTCAAAACTCTATAAGCGATAGCGTACACCGACTGCTAAGCAAGCGTATAGAAGACTTGGGGCTATCGGCTTACTTCACGATACAACGGGACACCATAACGTCCACAAATGGCAGTGAGTTCACTTTTAAGGGGTTGCGACACAATAGCGAAAGCATCAAGTCCACAGCAGGCATAAATATCTGTTGGATAGAAGAGGCTCAAACCATAAGCCAAGAAAGCCTTGATATTCTGATCCCTACAATACGAGAAGCACATTCAGAAATATGGATGACGATGAACCCACGCCTTGAAAGTGACCCAGTGTACAAGCTATTTATAGCAAATGAACATCCCGATGCGTACCTATTCAAGGTAAACTACACCGAAAACATCCACTTCCCCGCCGTGCTAGAAGCTGAACGGCGTTTGATGCTTGAACGAGACCCAGCCCTTTATAAGCACGTTTGGGAGGGTGAGTGCCTTACACACACCGACGCACAGGTGTTTAAAGATAAGTGGGAAGTAAAAGAGTTTACGCCTGAAAATTGGGACTTGCCTTTCTATGGTATGGATTTTGGTTTCTCACAAGACCCCACGGCGTGCGTTAAGCTATGGATACACGACGAAACGCTTTACATTGAAAAAGAAGTTGTGAAAGTAGGGCTTGAACTAGACGACACCGCCGACTACATTAAGCAGTTCATCCCTGAAATTGAGAACGGCATCATTCGTGCCGATTGTGCAAGACCTGAAAGCATAAGCTATTTAAGACGGCACGGCTTGCCACGCATTCAAGCCGTTAAAAAGTGGAGCGGTAGCGTTGAAGACGGCATCACTCACATGAGAAGCTATAAAAGCATAGTCGTACACCCACGATGTACGCACACCATAAACGAGATGATGCTTTACTCGTACAAGGTAGACCAACGTAGTGGCGACATCACTACGGCGATTGTAGACAAGCACAACCACGTTATTGACGCTTGTAGATACGGATTAGAGCCGTTAATGAAACGCAAGTTTACGTTCGTAGATGCGTTTTAAAACGTCCTATGCTATACTAAAAGCAACCATAAGGGGGAGAGACAATGGCACGCAAGAAACAACCAATTAAAACCGTTAAAACAGACGGTGTAGAGAACATCTTAACAGGGCTAGGCAGGCATGGTAGGGATGCTAACACGGCGACGACCTTTACAGGCGACATACTGCTTGACCAACGCACGCTAGAAGGGCTTTATTCATCTAGTGGCATCGCACGGCGTTTAATTGACATGGTTCCCGATGAGTCGTTAAAAAAGGGCATTGAATGCGACGAGGAGCTTTACACGGAGCTTGAACGCTTAGACGCATTTAAACAACTCACTAACCTTGCAAAGGACGCTAGGCTATACGGTGGGGCGATTATGCTATTGCTTGCTAAAGACGGAGAGCAAGACTTAGACATGCCGTTGAGAGAGGCAGGGTTAAAACGCATTGAACGCCTAAGCGTGTTTGACCGTCACTCTTGCGTTGTAACGTCCGACGATTACGACACAGACCCTTACAGTGCTTCATTTGGTGAAGTGCAAACCTATAACTTGCGTTTAAAAAGTGGGAAAAACCTCAAAGTTCACGCAAGCCGTGTGATACGTTTAGACGGCGACCGCTTACCTGAAACGACACTTAGAAGCAATAACTACTGGCACGCCTCAAGCTTGCAAGGAGCCTACACCAGCATTTTAAGCTATTTATCCGCTCAAGGGTTTAGTGACATCATCATTAAAGAATGGGGCTTAACGATTCTTAAAGTGCAAGGGCTTTTCGAGTCATACGGTAACGGTAGCGAACAGAAAATCGCTAAACGCTTAAACGATGCTAATTTAAGCAAGTCCTTGATGAATATGATTTTAATGGATGCCGATTCTGAAAGCTTTGAGCGTCAATTTAGCAACGTCACAGGCTACAGCGATTTAATGCTTCGTACTATGGAGCTTGTATCGGCAAACAGTGGCATCCCGATGACTAAGCTATTTGGCAGATCCCCCGAAGGCATGAACGCCACAGGCGAGGGGGACTTTGTGCAATGGGCAGGTGCGGTGCAAGCCTATCAGATGCAAACACTACAGCCAGCTATAAACCGCCTTGTGAAAGTCCTAGAATTACAGCAGGACTGGCAAGACAAGCCCGACGATATGGCGTGGAACTTTCCGACGCTTAAACCGCTAGACGACCAACAGCTTGCAGACGTTCGACTCAAACACGCACAAGCCGATGCTATTTATATTCGTGAAGGTGGCATTGACCCAGCTTATTTATGGCATATTAGACATGAAGGGGGTTATAACATGAACCCTAGCTATTCATTGGAAAATGTGGCAGAATATCAAAGCGAACTAGACAACACCGCCTTGAATGGGGCGTTTGAAGATGCAGAAGACGACACCATAGAAACCGCTTAAAAAAAGAAGCCCCTAGGGTTTGACAGTCTAGGGGTGGTGAATTAAGAGTAAAAAAAGGAATCTAATATGAATACCAAAATAAGCATAACACATTTTTAAAGGGGACGCAATGCCTAAGTAAGAGTTTTAACCTATTGCATCCAATTAAAAACAATGTTATAGTAACTACAGAATGGCAAAAGTAGGGGGAGAATGTGTTTAGAATCGACCGCAGTGTGTTTAAGCACAAGACAACCGCAGAAGGCTTTTTAACAGGCGACGCTATTGTCACACGGACAGGCGTTTTTCAGTATGTTAACCAAGACGGTACAATTCGCCACGAATTGCGACACCCCGATGATGTCTTTAACGCCGATAGTTTAGAATCGTTAAAGCTTAAGCCAGTAACAGACAATCACCCCCCCGAATTGGTTAATAGCGACAATGCAGAGCTTTATAGTATCGGTTCCACTGGTGAAAGTGTTACGACCGATGAAAACAGTGTAGCGATCAAGTTTAGCGTTTACCGCAAGGATGCTATCAAAAAAGTAGCACTAGGGAAAAGAGAGCTATCCCTTGGTTACAATTTAGATTTGGAAGAGGAAGCGGGCGTATGGGACGGTGTACCTTATACGCACAGGCAGAAAAACATACGTTACAACCACTTGGCTATTGTAGACCAAGCAAGGGCAGGGCGTATGGCTAGAATAAACATGGACGGTGTTGCCGTTCAGTTACACCATGATAATGAGGACAAAAGCATGACTGAAAAAGAAATGCAAACGGTGAACTTGGACGGTTTGAGCTATCGAGCCGATGCCGAGGTTGCTAAAGCATACGAAAAAGCGGTGCAAGCTGAAAAGCAAACCCGTAATGATGCAGAAGCCTTAAAAGGGCAAGTAGATGAGTTGAAAGCACAGCTTGAAGCCGTGAAAGCAACGCACAACGATGAAGCAATGGCTAAAGCCGTTGCAGAACGTGTTGCATTGTTAGAAACTGCTAAGCGTGTAGTAAATTTTGACGCATTGCAAGGTATTAGTGATCGTTTAATTAAAGAAACGGTTATTAAAGCCAAGCATGAAGCGATTAACCTTGACGGTAAAAGTGACGATTATGTAAACGCTCGTTTTGATGCGTTGATTGAAGCGTTGCCTAGCGTTGAAGATGAAGCCGTTGCTAAACAAAAGCAAGCCGTGGCTAGCGTCAACCGTGATTCTGCTTCTCAAGTAGATTTACGTCAATCTTTAAATGAAAAGTACCATGGAGGTAAAGCCTAATGTCTCAAACAGCTTATACTGTTTACCCTGCTGAAGCATACGCAGGTCAACTAATCCCTGATGTGCCATTTACTATTGAAAGCCGTGTAGCAACCGCTAACCTGCCATTTGGTCGTGGCGTTCAACGTGTCACCTCTGATAACCAAGTGGGCTTAACCGCTGCTTCAGGTGTGCCTCAAGGCGTTGCAATCATTACACACGAAAACCCTAACGATCAAGCAGAAGATATTTTGACTGGTCAAAATGTATCTGTTTTGAAAAAAGGGCGTGTATGGGTTGAAGCCGTCGGAGCGGTAACGCAAGGGGCTTCTGCTTATGCGATTGTTACCGTTGGTGCAACTCAAGGCAAGTTCACAGCAACCGTGGGTTCTAACTTGCTTGTAGGCAAATACGTTACTGGCGGTACGGATACGCTTGTTTTACTCGACGTAGACTTGTAGAAAGGACACAAGCACATGAACGCACAAGTTAATTTAGATGCTAACCAAACGGCTTTTTTTGGTCGTCAGTTAGAAGTCATTAAGTCTCAAACTTATGACATTAAGCAAGGTCAACTAAGAGCGGTTGAGTTGTTTCCTATCGACGGCACAACGCCCGAGTATGCTGAAACACAAACATACTATCAGTATGATGCTCGTGGGTTGGCTAAAATCGTTAGTGATTATGCCACTGATATTCCGTCTGTTGAAGTAGCAGGCAAAGCCTTTAGTTCTAAAATCGAAACCATTGCTTTAAGCTATGCGTATTCGATTATGGACATTAAACGTGCCTCTATTCAAGGTACGCCTTTAAGTGTTCGTAAAGCATTGGCTACACAACGTGGCATTATGGCACGTCATAACCAACTGTTTTGGGTGGGTGACACCGTGGCAGGCATTGTAGGTGTTCTTTCACACGCTTCAGTACCTAACGCTCAAGTTACCGCCGACGGTACAGGTTCATCGGCTTTATGGTCAACGAAAACGCCTACACAGATCCTTCGGGATTTGGTTCAAGGTGTTACAGAAATTAAATCCTTGACCAAAGGCGTTGAAAGCCCTAACTTGCTTGTATTGAGTGAAGGACGTTTGAATGTTCTTCGTGGTACTCGTATGAGTGCGGATTCGTCGGACAGCATTTTGGTTGCATTCAACAATATGTATCCTGAAATCCGTGTCGAAGGTGCCGAAGAGCTAGCAGGGGCTTTCACTGGAGCCACTGAAGGCTTCTTGTTGGGACGCAATGATTCTACTCACATTGAGCTAATCGCACCTATTGTGTACGAGGAAACTGCTCCTGAACAAGTAAACCTTGCCTACAAAGTTAATTCATTGGGACGTAACGGCGGAGTCGCTATTTACTACCCACTTGCGTTTTCTAAAAAATACGGTATCTAGGGGACGAAACGATGAAAAAAGTTAAGTTAAACCAAGAAACTGTTTTTCAATACGACGGCGTTATTTTATTCCCTGAATGGAACAATGTCAGTAAAGAAGACTTTGAAAAATTGCAAACGGCGACGTTAGCATTTGAACTTGGCATTTTAGAGCTTGAAGCTGAAAAAGCTGAAAAGCCTTCTAAAAAATAAGTAGAGAGAAAAGCAAACCATGCCCACTTCACAGTTTTTACTATCTAGCATAGCCCCTGAAATTGACTCTAGCAGTCAACAAACGGCGGATATGTTAGCATTAGCAGAGCTTGAAGTGGGTATTTCTTTATGCCCCGACTTGAGACCGTACATTGTGGCGTATTTAACCGCTCACAATGTGACACTTTCAAATCGTGGCGGTAACGCTGGAATGGTAACAGATATTAGAGAAGGGCAGTTGAGCGTAAGCTATGATAGTGGAATAGCAGAAAATAAAAACATGAATCCTTATACTCAAACCCCTTATGGTCAAAAGTATTTACAACTTATTAAACAGTGTGTCGGTGGTCTAGCATTCAGAACGGCGGTGATGCCATGGGCATAAAAATCACCACGTTAAAAGACAATACTAAAAAAATTAAAGCAGAACTTCGTAAAATTAACAATGAAAAGTTAGTTGTTGGTGTTATTGATCCAGTTATCGCAGAATATGCCACTTACAACGAGTTCGGCACAATAGATATCCCACAGCGTAGTTTTTTACGTTCGACCTATGACGAGCAAATAGGCAAGTGGCTTAAACAGCTTGAACAAGGCATAAGTGGCATTATAAACATGAGAGACAATGCCAGTCGTGTGTGGGATGCTTTAGGCAAAAAAGCAAAAGAAAATGTTAAAAATAAAATTAAAAGTAATGTGCCACCAGCAAATGCCCCTAGCACCATTAGAAAAAAAGGGGCAGGAAAAACGACCTTGTTTGATACTGGAGCATTGTTGGGTTCAATTACTTACGAGGTACGCCCAAAATGACACCTTTTAACGCATTTAGACGACCCCTAACCGTACAACGCAAAACGGCAGGCACTTATGAAGAAAACGGCTTATTTGTAGAAGGTGTAACAAGTACACTTACCATACAAGCAAGCGTTCAACCGCTTACTGGTGAAGCCTTGCAGGCTTTACCTGAAGCACAACGCACGTTAGAAGGCTATACGCTTTACACCGATGCAACGCTCAACGTGGCTAGTCAGGATACAGGCACAACGGCGGATGCGGTGGCTATTAACGGTGTTTATTTTACAGTCCAACGACAGCAGGCATGGGGCAATGGGGTTATTAACCATAACGCCTATGTCGTGCAGAAGGTGGCACAATGAACGAACTTTATACGCTCCTTATTGGCTACTTCACCACGCTTTCAAGTGTGCGTGTGATCCGTGCGAATCAAAACGCCCCAGCTCCAACGGCTCCTTATTTGACGCTGAACATTCAAAGCGTTCAACCCACAGGAAGTTTTAGAACGGCGATAGCAAACGACGGCAAACAAAGTGTAACACGTTCTTATGCGTTTACGTTGGATGTAAACTTTTATGGGAAGAAAAACGGACAGGTAGAGCTTGAAGCGTTGGTGGATACCGTTTTAGACGGTTTAGAAAACCACACGGCACGTTTACTTGAGCTTCAAGGAAAGATAGCAATGCAGGAAGTGATACAGCCCCCAACGGATGTATCGGCATTGTTTGGGGAGCAGTGGCAACCACGTTACAATATAGCGTTAAGGATGCACACAAGCCGAGCGGTGGAATATGTTAATAGTTATATTGACGATGTAGATGTATTAGCAACATGGAGGACAGCATAGTGTCATTATCTTTGATTAAGAACTTTATTGATGTACAGATTTCACTTCTTACATCGTTTGCACCACGCACAGGCTTTGGTGTACCTTTGTTTATAGGTGAAACTGGAGCGGTAGGAACTGCCGTTACTGGTGGCACTTACACTCAAACAACGACGGTTGTAACCGTAACAAAAGCCAGCCATGGTTTGGTTGTGGGTCAAATTATCGACACGTCAGGCTTTACTGGAACCGCCGTAGCAGGTCGCTATGTTGTAGCAACCGTACCGACGACAGGGACGTTTACTTATACCGCAGGCACTTCGCTTACAACAAGTGGTAACGTAACATACGCCCCTGTGAGCCGTGTAGCTAGTTATGCAAGCCTTGCAGAAGTTGAGTTGAAGTACACCAACACGACACCTGAATACTTATCCGCTCAAGCGTTTTTTGCACAAGGTGGCAATGCTAAACAGTTGCTTATTGGCTTAAAGCTTGTTTCTGAAACATACAGCCAAGCGTTGACGGCTATTCAAGCTAATAGAGATGACTTTTACGCAGTGGCTATTCAAGACGACACTAAAGCGGTACAACTTGCCATTGGTGCAACGATTCAAGCTTTAGCAGGTCGTAAGATTGTGTTCTTTAGAACGTCAGACGCTAACACTTTGGTAGACGGTAACACAACCGACGTAGGTAGCAGTTTGAAAGCCTTAGATAACGATTATGCTCATGTCACCTATCACTATAACGTGTACGGTTCAACGAATACAAGCGGTGTATTTCCCGAAATGGCAATTATTGGGCGTGTCTTGCCTATTGTAGAAAACCAGTTTCAAGCAGCGGGATCGACAGCATGGCACAATCAAAAAGTGTTGGGTGTTGTTTCATCATTCAACCCAGCACTAGGCAAGCTTGCGTTTACTCAAACAGAGCGAAACATCCTTAACTTTAAGAACGTAGAAGCCTTTGAAACCGACGGTTCTAACGTGCGTACATTGGGCGGTAAAATGACTGGCGGTGAATGGGGAGATGTTATTCACGGCACAGCATGGCTTGAAACACGTCTTGAAGAGGATTTGTACTTCTTATTGACGCAACAAGCTGACCGCTTCTCAAAAGTGGGCTATGACAGCAAAGGCATTGCAAGCGTTGAACAGGTGATTCGTTCACGTTTACAAAAGGCGGTAGGGACTCGTTTAATCGACACCGACTTCACCGTCACCACGCCTAGCGTCGAACTAACAGAGGCTACAGACCGTGCAAACCGTCTTTACAAGGCATCGTTTGAAGCTCGCTTGATTGGAGCGATTAAGTTTATGACAATCACAGGAACCGTAACCGTCTAAAGGAGATTAAACAATGGCACAGTATAACCACGACCCTAAGAAAGTCAATTTAATTATTGGCGGTATTCCTATTGAGGGTTTTATGGAAGGTTCAGGAATTACGCTTGAACCCGATTCCGATATTTCCACTACTTCAATGGGTGTAGACAAGGATTTTACTAGAAACATTAACACGAACATTAGCTGGAGCTTGAACTTTATGATTCAAAACGGCTCACCTAGTAACGACGTGTTAAACAGTTTGATTCGCACACAAGCAAGCAGTGCTTTCTTGTTAAAGGATGCTAACACGACGAATACGCAAGCGGTGGGTATTTGTTACCCAAAAGCCTTGCCTTCGATTAGTGGAGAGCTTGAAGCAGGCGGTCGTGAATATCAGTTTACCGCCGTTGATGTAAACATTAACTACGGGGGAGCTAGCTAGTGAGTTTACTTAGCAAAGCACAACGTGCCACGCTTAACGGCGTTGTATACGACATCACACCGCACCCAGCCACTCAAGGATTGAAGCTTGTTAGGTTGATTGGTAGCCACTTAAGCGACTTAAACGTCAACCTTCAAAAGGATGAAAAAGGCGACGTTAATTTTAACTTAATCGATTTAGTAAAATTGGCTACAGCGTTTTGTGAATACAGCTTAACGCATGATCCCGATTTTAACTTGATTAAAGACATGTTACGTCACACTTACATCACATTAGACAATAAATCTCAAAGCGTTATGGGCGTGTTCGACGACCACTATGCTAGTAATTGGGGCGAATTGTTTGAAGTAATGGCAGAGGTCATCAAGGTAAACAATTTTTTGCCGATGCTACAGGGTTTTGGAAGCCAAGCCGTCAACCCAAGTACGACGACCGCTCCTATGGGACAATAGGCGAAAGCATCTTAGACGATTGGCTTGTATGGCGGTTAGTTCGTGAAGGCATGGCGACATTAAACGAGTTACGAACGGTTTATGACTACGAGGACTTGTTACAAATGAATGCGATACTAGACATGAAAGACGACGTACAAGCCTTGATGCAAGCAGAGGCAGAAGCCAAGCAAAAGAAGGGCGGTAGATAATGGCAACTCTTAGGGAATTGCTAGTCACAATCGAAACCAAGCTTAACGAACCTGCTATGAAGGAGGCTCAACGTCGCATTGACAATGAACTTTCAAAGGCAGAAAAGAAGTTTAACCGTGTTTATAAGCAAGTTCTAAAAGAACAGGCAGTGGCTTTAAAAGAAATACAAGATAAACAAATCCGTGCAATGAAAAGTTTAAGAGATAATGCGGATAAACTAGGCGGTTCACTTAGAAATGTATTTATTGGGTTTGGAGCAGGTGTCTTAGTGGCAACTACTGCTATTATAAAATTAAATGATTCTTTAAACACAAACATTGCTAGAATTGGCATTTTGTCAGGAGATATGAGCCATGCTAGGGACAGATTTAAAGAAATACTAGCCATTTCTAATGAAACAGGACAAAGCGTAGATACTTTAAGTTCCCTTTATGGGAAAGTCAGTATGGCAAGCCGTGAATATAATATAGGCACAAAAGATCAAATAACCCTTTTAAGTACAATCGCTAAACTAGCACAACTCGGGGGGACACCTACTACTTCACAACAAGGTGGATTATTGCAATTAGGACAAGCGATAGGAAGTGCAACCGTACAAGCTGATGAATACAGATCAATCGTAGAGCAATTACCAGCTTTACACGTTGCAATAGCTAAATCATTAGGAAAAACACCTACACAGTTGCAATTATGGATTAAAAATGCTAAAAAAACAGGAAGCATAACAGGAAAAGAATTATTAGGAGCCATACTAAAAGCTTCAGAAGATGCAGCTAAAGGTTTTGCAAAATTACCATTAACCTTCCAACGTGTACAAAATCAAGGCGTTAATGCTTTTATTGAATTAGGCTTAGCTATTGAGGATAAATTAGCACCTGTTAATACATTCATTAACTATTTAAGTACATTAGTCGTTAGATTTAAAGATTATATTATTGCAAATAAAGAGTTAGTTGGACTTAATATAAAACAATTATTTGAAGGATTAACAAATGCTATTAACTTTGCTATAGACGCTTACAAAACATTTGAGCCTGTGCTTTTATGGACTATTAAAAACACAGGCACCTTGACGGCAGGGCTAGGGGCTTTATTGGCAGGGTATGTGGCACTAAAGGTATTTATGTTGGTTCAAATGATACCCGCTGCTATTCAAACAGGCATAGCAATGGCTGGGGCATTAGGACCAGTAGGTTTAGCGATTACGGGAATTATTGCCCTTTTAGCGTTTTTAGAATTAAAGTTCAAGCTATTGTCTAATACTATTAAAGGCATAGGGGATTTGTGGAATAATGTTTCTAGCAAATTGAACTCTGCAGGAATAAAAGCGAGCGATGTTTTAAGCCGTGCAAGAGCAGGGGGGCTTGTTATGCGTGGTGGAAAACAAGCAGAGGCACAACGCCAAGGGGCAGGTACAACCAATACTAGCACTAGAAACCTTCAACAAAATGTAGTAGTAAACGCATCAGGCGGTATAACCCCACAAAAAGCCAAGTCTATAGGAAGTAGCCTTGCAAATAATGCACGGCGTGGACTTGTTTCAGCAGGAGTTTATTAAATGGCTATCAAAGTAGCACTACTCGATGTTTTCGGATTGCTTGTTAGAAAGAAAATCGGCTTCCTAGAATTGGATGCCGTTATAAGTGAAACAATCAACCTAAACAACACGGTAACATCTGCCCCGATTGAAACAGGCGAGAACGTAACGGATCACGTTTATAACGAACCGTTAGAGTTTAGCATGGAGTGCATCATAAGTGATAGCGATGTTATACGGTCTTTCAGCTTTCAAACAAACCCAGTAGCACGCATTCAAGCCTATGAAAGCCTTGTGGATATGTGGAAAGGGCGTACACCCTTAGATGTAGTAGCAGGTTATGAAGTCTACCCTAATATGTTGATTACATCCATAAGCATACCCCGAGCAAATGAAGACGGCGATTCTATACGTTTTAACGTGTCGTTTATTCAAGCCAACATTTTAGAAAGCGTCTTTTTAAGCGATAAAAGCGGGCGTGTAAACGTAGGACGCAAGCAAGGAACCATTGCTAGTAATAGTATAACGGCTATTGCACAACGCACACTAGAAAGGTTACGAGCATGAGTATAGTTACTTTAGAATTGCCAAGCCTTGATAGTTGGGAGTACGAGG